CATGGAGAATATCATTATGAAGACACGTAAGAATCGCAAGTTTGTTTCGCAAAATCGCAACGCTGTTATCCGTACTCGTGAGGATCGTACGGGTAAGCTTCGTACTGAGACTGCTCGTCGCGACGCAACGACAATTACAGCAGCAGTTAGCACCAACCGTAAGACCGATTCTACTCGCCTGTTCATCGATTTTCCAAATCGTGGCGGCGCCGTAGAGCTTACTGGTTCAGAGGCACGTACGCTTTATCGTTTGCTTCAGAAGCACTATAGCGAGACTGGTAAGTCTTACTGATTTTTAAGTAAGTCTAGTCTTTGGTCGGATTCCTCCTCGGAGGAACCGACCTTTTTTAGTTAGGAGAGTCGACATGAAACTAGAAAACGCTGAAGTTTTATTACTTTCTCAAATTCTTTTCCAAGTAAAATCTCTTCCAAACCAAAACTGGGAAGCATCAGAACAAATCAACTTACTTTATAGTAAGCTTTGTAATCATTTAGTCACTTCTCTTTCACAGCAAAGTGAAAACGAATCAGACGTCGATTTTTTAAAAACAGATTATTTACATGATGAACTTCGTGCTTGGCAGGAATCAGAGTCTGATGAACATGATTCTTGTGGTCTGGCAGAAGAACTAGATTCGTTAGATATTGACGGAGTAAATCATCTAAAACTTTCCACCGGGGTGCTAGTAGAACTTGAACCCCTTCGTGTTGACTATAAAGGTAAACGATCGATGATTTTTGAAAGCGGCATCTCTAAATCATCTCTAGATATTAACTTTGATGATGGAGACGAAATTTTGTGTGACGTAACAGCAATCGAAAGATTCGCCGATAAGCTTAAAATTTATTGCGCAGAAGGTTGTGTTTTCTTCGACGTTGCAAAATTTCCAAAGACGTGGACAAGTTTACTACAAACAAAAACCTGTTATAAGGTAATGTATACATGAAACTTACTTTAAGCCCTGAGCAATTTTTAGCTGTATATAATTGTGTAACCGTTAATCAAGGTTTAACCGCGCAAGAAGTTAAATCAAAAATGGATCTAGTTCTATTAGACGCTTTATCTTCGATCGACGAAGTACAGAATCAATCCAAGTTTTCTCATTGGGCAAAGCAAGAAGAAGACAAGATATCTAATCTTCAACATGAATTAAAAACCATCAGTAAGTCATCTATCACTTGAGTATAACATATGTCGGCTTTGACAGAAGAATTATTACAACAAATTTTTGAACTAGAAGAACGCATCAAGGTTGAACAATCGACCGGAAGAAACGTTCAAACCTTGATTGATCGATTATCTCTTTTAAAAGAACAATTTCAATTAATGAACGAGAATTTGACGAAATCTGACAAAGTGCTAAAGGGATAACATGTCATGCAAAAAGTAGATTTGTATCAACCAATCGTACACGATAGAAAAGGTCCGCCACCTCTTGCTATTAGAGTAGGAGTTAATACGACAGGTGATTATATCGAAGGCGGTTCAGCGACAGGATACCTAAAACCAGAAACTTATATTTTACTTTCAGCATTGCCAGTCGAGCTACAAGAAAGAGTTAAAACAGCGGTACAAGCTATTATTTCTGGAATGTAGTATTTAATATATGAAACAAGCCATGACTGGGTACGTTCCCTTCGGAGCGCGCCGAACAATGACACAAACCGAAGAAGAAATTGCAGAAGAAGATATCGATAATGAAAAAAAAGAATCTTTAAGAAAGATGATAAGATTATTAGTCATCGAATCTTTAAAAGATTATTAATTTTTACTTAAATTTTAAGTCGACGTCAATATTGACGCTTGCTTATTATTTAAGGATATGCCTTTATTTTCTGACACCATTAGCCCGACGCCTTTTGGATTTTTTGATAGTGACACTGCGTTTCAAGCAGAAGCTGACGGAATGATTACATTCGTTAAGCGCAAGCTTGGCGACGACGTGTTGTCTGTAGAATTAACTCGAAAAGAGATATGGGCGTGCTTTGAAGAAGCGTGTTGTGAATATTCAAGGTTAATTCATGAAACAAAAATTACGTCTGAGCTAACGAACGTATTAGGCGTAAACACTGGTTCTGCAGACTTTACCAACAAATATTCAAGACAAACGCTAGAATATTTGTTGCGCATGGCAGAACCTTATGCAACAGAAGCATATGTTGGTGGTTCATATGACGCAACGATGTGCTATGTAGATCTAATCAGCGGTCAACAAGATTATGACATTTATTCAGACGTAAAGGTATTGTCGGGCAGCAATGCTGGGGAAGTTTTCTTCGATACGCTGAGTGGTTCAAAAGGTAAATTAAAAATAGTCGAAATTTTTCATTTTGAGCCATTGGCAGCGCAAACGTTTCTTCTTAACGCATCTAATATCACAAACTTCTTAGCGACTAATTTTAATTATGAATCGTACGTAAACTCTACAATATTCTACGTACTTCCTATATTTGAAGACGTCTTAAGAAGAGGAATGCTAGAAAGCGCCTTTAGAGTAAGACGCTCCAATTATAGTTATGAATTATTGGGTAGCAAGTTAAGAATTTACCCGATTCCAACCAGCGATTTGCAGTTGGGTAAAATGTATATCAAGCTTATGCCACCCCATGATCCGTATAAACCTCTGTACACCGATAACTCGATATACGGAATATCAGGTCCAAATAATTTTCCACTAGGTAATTTACCATTTGCTACGATAAATCAACCAGGTAGACAATGGATTCGTCAATACACGCTAGCGTTGTGTAAGGAACTGTTGGGTTTAATCAGATCTAAATTCCAAAACATACCAATTCCTAACGCAGACCTTCAATTAAACGGCGAAGCTTTAATCTCGCAAGGAAGAGAAGATAAAGATAAGTTAATAAACCAAATGAAAGAATTTTTATTAAATATGACTAAGTCTAAGTTGTTAGAAAATGATGCTCTAGCAGCAGAAAACTTAAATAAACAACTTAGGTTTATACCAATGCCTCTTGGAAAGAGTATTCAAATTGGATAAGTCGAAATTTTGAAAGATTTTATGAAACCGAATATTGAACAATTACTCTCGATAAATTGTAATGTGACGTATTCGAAATCCTTATAGAATATCGTCGCGTAGAATCATATTTAGGTCATGGCGCGCTTATTCATGAGTCCGAGAGAACTAAATTTCATATCGGATATTACAAAAGAAATTATTAAAGACGTCGTCGGACAAAAAATAATTTATTATCCTATTTCTGAAATTAAAACTAAGACTCATGAAGTTTATAATGAAGCGTTAAAAAAGATTTTTGATAATCCAATAATAATAGATGCGCTAGTAGACAACAGCTTTCAAACAGACACCAAAATAGATAAGTTCGGTATCGATGCTCAATATAAAATAGAAGTTTATATTCAGCACAGAGACCTAGTAGAAAAAGGAATTAATGTCACAATTGGAGACTTCTTTTCTTTTTCTGATATTTTTTATGAGATCACTGAGCGTACCTTTATGCGCAACATATACGGTATGGCAGAGCATAAAGATGGAATTAGATTAGTTGGTACAAAATCTCGACTTGGTTTGTTCGAGGCGCCGATCGTTGGACCCACCGATATTTCATATACGAATCCAGATGCGGTACAAGATGTGTTTGTTCAACAACGCGGACTAAAGTATATCAATAAAACAGGCGAAATAACTGGCGATGTACGAGATTTAGTTAGAGAAGGAGTTCTAGACGGTCCACTAACTGGGCAAAAAGAAGTTTCTGAACTCGGGGATCCGATTGGCGTTGGTCACGCATTTTATGACGACGACGATATTCGTACACCGTCAACTTATACCGTACCTTCTATTTTGCTAGCAATAACGACTCAAACGTCAGGCGGGATAGTAGGAGAAACAAATTTACTTAGAGAATTTGGAAATGTTGGATCAACTATAACGGGTACGATAACTCGAAACTACGATAAAGCAGCAATATCTAGTTATACTGTCGAATATCGCCCGAATGGTACAAGCACTTGGACGGCAGTACCAGGTTTATCTAACGTAGCTGTTTCAGGTAATCCTGAAACAGTAACAATTACCTCTACTATTCACAACGATCCGACCCTATCGACTGCGACGACGATATATTATCGAGTGAGAGTAGTCGATAGCTATGAAACAACTATGTCAAGTACAACTTCTGTAGCATTTAATAGAGTTATATTTTTTGGACCATCTGCAGCGGCCCCGACGACTTCGAATGCAGTCAGAGCTTTACCAGATAGGATATTTATAAACGGAGATAATCCGTTTATTTTGAATACGGGTTCGACTAATGTAATATTTACAGTTGCTATGCCCGCGCCACTAACAATCGACGAAGTAAATGATTTGGACGCATATGGATTTGATATTACTAGCGCATATATTTCATCAACATTTAGCGTCGCAGATAGTGCTGGAACATTATCGTCTTATAACGTGTACACAATGACAATTGGAGCAGCTTATACTTCGAACCATCGCCACGAAGTAACGAGGACTTGAACATGGCACTAACACCAGGTCTTGAAGTCCCGTTTGGCATACAACCCGTTAATCCGATACCCGTAGATTCTTGGTCTGGCCCGTATTCTGGTCCTGTCGGAGATGATACAATTGCGGGCGCTATTGCAGTTGCAAACGCTACTATTCCTCAAGCAGTTAGATTTCAATCGATGGAAGTTAGATTGATCATTGGGGGAGAAGCTTACAAATATTGGTATAAAAATGGCATTGCGGACAGCGACTTAGTTTTATTTTCGGGTGGAGGTGGTGGTGCCGACGCTAATGCGCCATATCTTGTGCTTTCATCTACTGGTTCTTTATCTGCTGAAAGAGTTTTTGCAGTAGGCACAGGTTTAAAGGCAGTTGATGATGGAGCGGGTGGAAATTATACTATTTCAATAAACAATTCAGCTATCGCAACACTTAGCGGTTCAACTTTTACTGGTGCTGTTAATTTTAATCAAGGGCTAAGCGGTTCATTAACTCAACTAACAGATGGCACTTCGTATTTGATCGCAGGAGAAAATATTGCGATCGTTACAAGTTCTAATGGATCGATTACAATTTCAGGTTTAGCAGGTGACATCACCTCAGTTACAGCAGGAACTGGTCTGTCTGGTGGTGGTATGATAGGCGACATTACGTTAAATGTCGATGATTCTATCGTTGCTACGGTATCTGGTTCGACCTTTAAAGGGTCCGTGAGCTTCGATGAAGGTCTTAGCGGTTCACTAACAAGACTAGTAGATGGAACTTCATATATCGTAGCCGGCGTAGGGATCTCGATCTCTTCGGCTTCGAATGGTCCTATAACAATTTCGTCAGAAAACGCTGGTTCAATTACGGTTTCTTCAGGCTCTAATTCAGTATCATCTACCTCCAATCTCCAATTTGGGCCTGGGTTTATATTAAATCAGGAATCTACTGGCATCGCCGTAGTGTCAGGAACTATCGGAGAGCCTGAAGATGGTACGTATGCAGACGGCATTTATACCGACTTTACATCGAACACGCTAATCGGAACGGCTATCGATAGATTCAATGAATTATTTTTAGCGTTAGCACCAAGTCCAGCACCAAGCCTAGACAACGTTGACTGTGATACGTCGGCAGGAACAACCGCGTATTTATCGTTTGGTATAAGCAACGATCAATCGAGCGCTTCGCCGGCGTATATTTCCAGCAATACGACAGCGGGATTTTCTGCCGTAGACGTTAATGACTCGTATAGTTCATCTACGTCAGGAGATAACATAAGAAAAGGAATTTATACAGGCACCTCAAATATATCTGGCGATTTAAACGAAGACGTACCTGCCTACGTTCATAACACTGGCGTGACAAATTACGTCGCAAATTCCTTTGGAGAAGCCAACCAAGGCACTTTAAAACTATATGCAAATGGTGCTTTATTGCATAGCGTAAATTTAACGACTAGCTCAGCAGGATCTGGTGTCCCAGGATCTGGTACAAAATCTCATTTAAATGCGAATGGATCGGGTTTTACGAATCTATCGCAGACTGGCAGCGCAGTGCAATCGAACGGTCTTTCCTTTCCACCATTCCAGCACAGAACAGGAAAGTACTTAGTTCACGCTGCTGACCAAAGAAATGGGTGGAATTATCTTCAAGTTATACACGATAAGGGTTCCACACAAACTCAAACAAATTACGTAGAGTGGATAAATGACAATAACGCTGACGCATTAGTTGCAAGCAATAATTCTTTGTCTTTTGAAGGTTCTGGTTCAATCCATCTTTCGGGTGTTGAATATTTCCAAAGCGGTACTTTAACCTATAAAGTCAAAGTCGACAACGCATATAAGTACGTTTATGATAATACAGCGATTAGTTTTACGACATCGAACTCTTCTGCTGCTAGCTCAGGATTAAGCTTTAGTTTTGCGAACCAGACAAAACCTACTATCAACACGAGTGCAGGAGAAACGCACGCTAAAGCTCTACATTTAACGTCTTCAGCTACACTCACTGCGAACTATTTAATTAATGGTTCAATTACTGCGGGTGTCAACGTTACACATCCTCTTAAATCTAATTTAACGAATAGTGGTCAGTCAACGACATCGCAAATACTAACGTACAATTATTCGAATACATCAACCGAATTAGCCGAAACCTTCCGTCGTGAAAATTATAGAATAATATCAGGATCATACGATACGCAAGCCGACGTCGTTAATGTCTCGAATGTTTGGAATTCAGAAATTTACATGACTTCTTCAAATGGAGGCCACTCGGACGGACTTCAATTTTATAATACAACGTTAGTATCTCCAAAAAACGCTGTGAATGGAGGTAACTTCTCCGTATTCTCAGGAGGTCCTAATGAAAATCCAAATTATTCTGGTATAATAGGCACAAGAACATTTTATAGATGGTTTAAAAACACATCTGGAGCTCAATACGATCTGTCTTTGGCGATGAATGGATCATCGACTATAGTCTCTAATGCGACAGCGTTCAACGCGTCAAGAATCAAGTGTTTTATTAAAATACCTGGTAAAACAGGGTGGATGGACGTGGCGTTACCTTTTGTATTAGATAACGTGCAAGAAGGCGCCGGGGCTTATGTTTCTAATGCTTTATTAAGCTTTGATAGTACCTTAAACGCTACAAACTATTTAAACTTTGGAAATGTTTCAGTAGACAATAATGAGTATGTCGTTTTAAAGATACTAGCAGATTCTTCCTGGACAGGTAACGTATCTTCTATCACTGTAGACTTTGGCGCGGGTACTGGAACTTTAACGCCAGTCCCTGATTTAGACAATATAGATTCTGACAACGCAGGGACGACGGCAAGACTTTCTTTCGGTTCATCGAAATCTATAACAGGATACACGAATTCTTCGACAGACGCAGGATTCTCTGCGGCGGATCTTAATGCAGTATATCAAGTTGCAACATCAGGTGCAAATCTTCGAAGAGCAGTATTCGCCGGCGCGACAACCATGGAAGGTGATTTGAATGAAGATGTGACGTCACCAGGTCAGGACTACGTCGCAAACGCATTTTCAGATGCCAACAGTGGAAGCATTAGTCTCGAAGTAAATGGAAGCGTAATACACACTGTTGAATTAACAGGATCTTATAACCTCGTAGGCGTTGGATCGCCAGGCGCAGGAACAGGTACAAGTTTAAATGCAAATGGTTCAGGTTTCATTGCATTAAGCACATGGGGTCCAGGTTTGTTCGACAATGGTGTCCCAAGATATTCAGAAATACAGAGAACTGCCAAGTACAGAGTCGTACCCGCCAATCAAAGAACTGGTTGGAATTATTTGCGAGTATATCACACAGTAAACGGTGTTGACAGAACAACCAATTATGTCGAGTGGGTTAATGATCCCGATTCAAATGCTCTTTCTTCTGCTGGTAACGGACTGTCAATATTTGGTGATGATTCATTCTCATACATGAGCGGAGTTAAGTTCTTTAATTCCCCATCAGGAAGCATAAGAACTAGAATATCGAACATTTATAAGAACGTTTATTCCAATAGCTCAACTGCTATTTCTTTCACCAATCTAACAAATGCGACCGCCGCGCAAATTATCCAGTCGGGTTCCGGATTATCTTTGACGAAAACTACGAACGCTACAACAGACAGCCTTCAAACCTTGAATGCAAACGTAGATAGCCAAAATGAATTGCTACATGTTAGCGGAACTATAAACTTTACGCGAACAAAATCTTTACCAGGAACATACACGACTGCATACAGCTGCGGTGGAGCGATGGTGTTCGTTCATCCTCTAAAGTCAAATCTTACTTTATCGACGCAACTAACGACGAATCTTTTAACATGGACACCTGTAAACACGAGCAATGCTAATACAGATGAATACTTTACGAGTGAAACTTACAGACTCACAAGTGGATCTTATACTGCTCAATCAGATATAACAGGTGGTACAAAAACTTGGGATTCTACCATAAGCATGGACGATCAAGTTGGAAACCCAACCTACGCTACAGGATTACTGGTGTATGACACTTATCTATTAGCACCTAAAGATGGTGGAGTTGATGGAGATTTCAGGAATCATATTGAAGGTGGATCAATAGAGTCTCCTGCTGAAAACGTTAACTATAGTTCATTAACAAATTCCACAAGAAATTATTTTAGAGGATTTTTAAACAACACTGTAAATGACAGACCCAGCGTTCAAGTTACATTATTCGGAGACGCAACAATTGTTGGAAAAACAGGGCCTAATGCGGCGGCATTAGGGACGAATAAAAACATATTCGTAGAAGTCGGGGTGCCAGGAAAAACCGGATTATTAGATTTAGGTAAGCCTTCAGCGGGAGCAGGAAATATAATCGAAGGAGATGGTTGTTTAAGCGGTGACTTAAATGCGACGGTCGACATCGATGGTGTAACCAATACATGCACATTCAATGGTGTAACAGCAGATGGTACGACCTCGGGCGCTGAATACATTATAGTCAAAATTTCAGCATCTAAAAATTGGACTGGTTATTTAGATAGAGTGAGCATAACCTGGAGTTAAAATGGCCGGTAAAACAGATACGAGCGCCACACTTTTTGCGCAGAAAAAACTTCTCGGTAAGGCCCACACCTCAAATTTAAAAATTGATGGTGAAGAGGTAATCGGTTCGAATATTCAGACATCGACTGATTTAATTTTTGGTGAACCAATACCAAATTCTCCCATTCAGACGCTATATCTTATTCAGAGCGCCTCTGCTTCGGACAACGGCACAGTAGAGTACATACAATTCGTCTTAACTGCCTTAACAGGTACCACATATGACGCCAACGTCTCGGGTGGTGGTTCAGGTACAGACGCAGGAGAAAGTTCGCAAGTTTCTGGTCCTCATGCTTATAAGTTTATACTTCCTTCTAACTATCAATCAATTTCAACCAATCCAAGAGCGGGTAATGGAGTTTTTGACAATAATAAACTAGTTCATGAAACCTTAGGACGATTGCAACTAGTTCCTCCGTTTTATTCTCAAACAGCGCCAAATCCTTATATCGTAAAAATATACAAGGACAATGGAGCTGGTGGCGTGGGAGACGAAATACCGCTATTAGACAATATCGACTGGAACGTAGATTATTACAATGGTATTTTATTTCTACAGGATTATAGTGCTACAAAAATTCCCGCCTACGCAAGAGCCTTCGCGTACGTCGGAAAGACAGTAGATGAAGTCATATCATCAATATCTAATGGTTCTGCAGACACAAATGCCGAGTATCTATTGCTTTCAACGACGGGATCGTTAGGGTCTGCACGTTCGTTAACAGTAGGAACAGGATTAATAACACTCGATGGTGGAGCTGGTTCGAACTATACTATATCCATCAATGACTCGACCGTCGCAACCACGAGTGGTTCAACTTTTACGGGGGCTGTTAATTTTAACTTAGGTCTCAGCGGTTCGTTGACAAAACTTACAGATGGAACATCATATCTCGTTGCAGGAACGGGAGTTAATGTAATATCGTCTTCTAATGGATCAATAACCATTTCTGCGACCGGAGCGTCGACAGTCGCAGGAGCGAATCAGCAAATTCAATTCAACGATAATGGCGCATTTGGTTCTGATGGTGGTTTAATTTATAACGCAACAAACAAAAACTTGCTTTTATCTGGCGCTTTGTTGATCGGAACAAGTTCGTTGTTAGGGACTGAAAAACTAAGAATTGGGGGCGATTCTAGTTTTTATGGTAACATCGACGTATCTGGTAGTTTAACTGCAACATTGGGACTTAGCGGTTCATTAACAAAATTAATTGATGGATCATCTTATCTAATCGCTGGCTCAGGAATATCAATAACGTCTAGTTCTAACGGTTCAATAACCATCACCAATGATGGTACCGTCGGAGATATCACGGCGGTTAATGCAGGCATTGGACTTATTGGTGGAGGAACAAGCGGAAATATTACACTCGATATAAACGACTCTGTCGTAGCAACGATTAGCGGATCAACATTTACTGGGCCTGTTATTTTTAATCAAGGATTAAGCGGGTCTTTAACTAGATTGATCGATGGAACCTCGTATATCATCGCGGGAAATAATGTAACTATAATTTCTTCATCGAATGGTTCGATCGTTATTTCGTCCGCAGATGGTCAGTCTTACGCAAAAGGATATATCTCTGGCTCGGCACAAGATGGATTCGGCAATATTGATATTTCTTCGATAGGGACATTGATCAACAACTACAATGAAACGACAGACATCGACGTTTTTAGAAATGGTCAAATTCTTACAGCTGGTTCTGATTTTGACTATACAGTTCCAACGAATAATACTATAAACTTGAATACGGCATTACAACCAGACGATATCATAACCGTGCGTATTTTAGTGTCTGGATCGTCGAATAATGGTGGTGGTGGAGGCGGTGGCGGTTCAGGAGATATAACGGCCGTCATAGCTGGAACTGGTTTACTAGGCGGCGCTACGTCTGGAAATGCGACATTAACTATTGATGATTCTGTCGTCGCGACGACATCAGGTTCAAAATTCGTAGGACCCGTAACATCTTCGATAGGTTCTCTATTGGGGGGATATTCAGAATTTAGTGGCAGCGTTTCAGAGTCAATCGTAAACAACAATGGTAGCACAGGTATCATCGTTTTCGACACTACACAGGCTTCTATATTTTACGTTAATAATCCGACAGGAAACGTTACTGCCAATTTTACGAATGTTCCCACGAAGGACATGAGAATTATTTCAACGACCGTCATTCTATCTCAAAGTTCTACAGCACGTATAGTAAGTGCAGTTCAAATAGATGGCGTTGCTTCTGCGATTAATTGGGCGAATAATGTTATTCCTTCGGGCAACGCTAACAAACAAGACATCTTTGGATTTAGCCTAATAAGATCTGGCAGCGTCTGGAAGACATTGGGACAATTGTCGACGTTCGGATGATAAATTATGTTTGGAAGAATAAGTTCAACATTAAGTCCTTTAGGTTTATTGAAAACGAAAGATGTAGTAACTTCTGGACTGGTTTTATATTACGACATAAGCAAGTCGTCTTCCTATTCAGGTAGCGGAACAACAGTTATAGACCTACGAGGTAACAGTAATGCTATCTTAGCGAATGGACCAGCGTACGCTGATGGTTATCTGACGTTTGACGGTACGAACGATTACCTGCTGACTTCGACGTCGTTAGCTACTAAGGTAACTACAGACGTAACGACAATATCGATGTGGGCATATCCGATGGATAACGGAGTTTTATTGTCTGAAATAGGACAGGCGACGATTAATTATGGTTGGCACGATGCGCAAATGGAAATGGTAGCAGGCACTATGAAATTTGGTATGTGGAGCGCATCTGGATTGCAAACTATTACATCAACGATTCCTACGCCACTTAATGCCTGGTATAATTTTGTTATCGTTTATAACGGCACTAATTTAACCGCCTATGTCAATGCAGTTTCTGCGGGGTCTATCACGTTTTCTAGGTTTAATCCTGTCGAAAATGGTAACAGTTTACACTATGGTATCGCCGCCACCGATTCGACCAGCATGGGAGATGGAACATACGCTAATATGCGATTAGGACAATTCCTAGTATATAACACAGCGCTAACCGAGACAGAGGTCTTAGCAAACTATAATGCGACAAAAAGTAGATTCGGTCTTTAAATTAATTCAAAATTTTTAACTATTTTTTTATTTTTTTTCTCTCGGTCAAATCAAGCGCCGCCGCACCGATTCTAGTCGTCGGATCCTTGTCAGGTCTGTGTTTTCTTTCTTTCTTTTTTGTCTCAACATCACTAGACGCCGTAAAATTTGAATCGGTTGTTGATGCGACGATCTTTTGTAGCGACTGTATTTCGCTCGTTTTAAAAGTAATCTCTGTTTTTTTTGCTAACGCTAATCTTTCGTTTTCTAACTGTAGATCTTTTATCACGTTAAAAAAAGAATCAAAAATATTATCAACAAAACCATAAACGTCTGTACCAATTTTACCTTCAACGCGTAAGTCAACTAAGCCTTTTTTATTAGCCCTTACGTACGTTTCCATCTTTTGCAACGCATCTTTGAATCCAGAAAAGTAGTCTTCAAATCTTGAGGCTTTACCATTCAACTCTTTTAGTTCATTGGCTTTATTCGCTAAAAGTTCTTGTAGTAAATTTAATTTTATTTGATTCGAATCTACACTATCAATATTGATATTTGGTTCCATGACCAATTAATAATAACTCGTCGTACAAAAAAATAAATGGCTCAAGAATTAACTTGAGCCATTCAAATTACTAATTTTTTAATTTATCAAACAGTATCTCTTAAGATAATGGCCAATATATCGTCACCGGTTAGCGTACTGGACAAATTAGAATCTAATGTGAACGTTGTAGTCGTAATGTTCGTTATGTCATAACCATAAGACAAGAATACACCGTTAAGGTACACATCAAGATATTCGTCTGTAGCCATTGGTAAAGTTCCAATTCCGCTAAAGGTAACAACGCCCGTGCCTGTATCGACATTACCATCGTTACCCAATAGGTAACCCTTGGCCGTAGTGTTAAGGCCAGCGTTAGATATTGTTATTGCGCCGTTAGAACCAGTTACGATCGAAATACCGGTTCCTGCAATAAACGCTGATGTTCCATCTATAAGCTGAGTATGTGAACCACTGATTTGCTGAATATAACCACGGTACCAATTGGCTCCCGTTGTGCCGAGATCATAGGAATTGCTAGTCGATGGAGCAATCGTGCCCTGGAATGTCGTACCAGAAACTGTCGCAACAACTGAATCATTAATCGCCAACGTATAACTACCGTTCGCACCAGCATCTGTCGCTAAAAGACCTGTACCGGCTGCGAATACTCTTTCATTCGACAAAGAGGCGTCAGCAGATAAAACGAGATATTGCGCTGCGGCGGAAGCCAAACCAGCGCCGGCGATAGTAACCTGACCATTCGATGCCGAAGTAATCGATATATTGTCTCCTGCGACTAGGTAAGATGTGCCATCAACGAGTTGAGTTAACGAACCAGAAAGTCCCAAGCTAGCCTTTACAACGCTACCAGAAATTTGCGCTGCTCGAATGTTTGAGTAGGAAGTAACAGGAATCGGTAAAGATCCTGTCGCGCTATTAGCCGTCGTCGCGAATGCAAATTCATTTTCGGAATCATCCCAAAATGATACGACGTTATCAGAACCAGAAAGACCACCAATCCAACCACGATCGCCAGTCATTTGCGCGATAGTTCCCGACGCAAAACCCAAACCGATCATAGAGTCTTTGATTTCTAAATTCGTCGTGTCGATCGTGGTCGTAGTACCGTTAACAGTTAAGTCTCCTGCAACAATAACGTTAGTGTTATCTAACGTTATTGCGGTATTACCGTCCGATGATTTAATTTGATTTCCTGTAACTTGCAAATTACCCTTAATCTCTGTTAGGGTATTCGAAGTCATCGTGATGTTAGTATTGCCATCGGAAGCTTGAATGTCATTGCCTGCAACCTTTAAGTCACCAGCTGTCTCTACAAGACCTCCACCACCGATCGTAATGGTATTACTTGTCACGGAACCAAAAAGAGTCTTAGACTCATTTACATCGGAATCTAAATTACCTTGTAAAGTAATGTTACCGCCAACTTCAAAATTACCGGAACCGCTTATACTACCTGTAACATATACATTGTTTTGAAAATTAGCAATTCCAGTAGAAGGTGTAACCCTAAACGCGGTATAAATGTCAGCTAAATCTTGAGAACCGCTGAGAGAATTGTACCATCTCTCGGTACCCATTATTAATCTAACTTGAGTACGTAAAGAATTTAAGTCGTCTTCTAGCGTTCTATTGGCTTTAACTAAATTAACAGATAAAACTTGATCATCAAGTCTCGCGGGCAGCGTCCCGCTAATTTGCAGTTGTTGTACTTTAGTAATTGGCATGCTTATTTCCTAAAATTTGTATCAATACGATGATTAAATATTAGTCGATGCCAATTTTGTATTTAAATGTTAGTTATTTTTAAATAGTTCAAAATTTCGTAAGATTTGAGGATCCACGTCCCTGGGATCCCTTTCACGAATATATACGGGGAATCTTACCTTTCCATCTTTTGTCAGTCCATCTCCCGTTAATGGGTCAGGTTGCCCCTCCATCTCAACGATTCGTCCAATCCACGAATCAGGATCAAGATTAATCTCCGCCTTCATCTTGTCGGTAAATCCGCTTCCAACTCTAGTAATTACGCTGTTAGGGAGAAGAACATCGAATCCGCCCCACATACCTTCTCTCTTCGATCCTCTCCGCCCTTCATAGTGACCCACAATAATTCCTTCATAAGTCGCCACGGGTTTCATCTTGCGAATATTTGAAGATCTTTTAAAGAGATAATGGGCACCCAGATCCTTAATCATCACACCTTCATATCCGGCGTCAGTGTCATTAAGGTATGCTTCAAGAAGTTCCTCCTGATTGTTCACAAGCCGACCTTCGACCTGGATAACTGAGGTATGAGAAACCTTATCGACCAACTCCTTGACAAGCTCAACTCGATCCGACAGTGACGAAAAATTCTCTTGATCGCGCCAGTCTTCAAAACACATAGCATCAAAAACATGGAAAATCATGTTTGAATCATCCTTGTTCTTCTTATGAGACATGACGACGGACGCAGACTCATTCCAATCTACACCCATGATTTCACCATCGAGAACAAAGTCATCCCATGGAGCCCCCTCAAGAAGCGTTCTAATTTTAGGTAACGTTTCAAGTGGCGTGCCGTTTCGAGTGAACATAGTCACTTCTCCACCATGCTTCACAGCCACGCATCGAAGACCATCCAACTTCGGTTCTACTCGAACAGGATAATCTACCTTATCTTCAATAATGATTCCTTTTCCTTCCTCATATCGAGTCGACAAGCTTTCTGCAAGTTGAACAGAAAATCCAACAATAGCGTCAGGCCAAACCTTATTGACCGTGGTTGATTGAACACCACATCTTAGATTCTTCAATAGAATCCTGAGACACCACTTCTGCTGAATATGTGTCATCTCGCTGAAGATGTATTCGACAAATTCCTTGGCGGCATTACCAGTCTTTTTCCGACTGGCTAGATTCTCATAAATTTCATCAAGGAACTGTTCAACGACGAGATCATCATGCCCCATGCCTTTTGCCGGCGGCATTTTGAATTTATTTACGTAGAAATTAAGATATGGATCACCCACAGCGACAAACACTCGTTTGAGAAGTTTATTATCACTGTGGGTTTCAAGAAGTTCTTCTTTAAAAAGTCGGGAATTATTGGATTCGAGATTTTCAAGAATGTCTAGGACGGATGTCATAAACCCATTCTATCATTTTTAAAGAAAACAGTTCATGATCGGTCTAACGTTGCTACGTCTTTTTCTTTTTTCTTTTTTGAATTTTTTTGTTGAAACGTCATTCGCTGTTCGGTGTTAGATTTTTCTACATCGAATTCTGCTGGTTCTGTCGTAGGATTCGAGCTAGAAGACTCTAATGAAACAATAGAACTATCTTCAACAACGATAGAATGATGGATAGCATCATCTACTTGTACAGTTTGACCTGTGTCTTTAAGTAAGACTGGCGGATCTAAAACGACGACCCCTTCCTGCGGAGAAGAAACAACGACATCAACTGCGGCTCCGAACTCTTCTTCTGTTGGAACAGAAACGCCTAAACTATTGCATTTGTGTTGCAGGGTTACGTACGTAGTGATGCCAGAAGATTTAAGAAAAGTTTTAAGATTCGTTTTTCTTCTTCTTAGCAAGTCTGTAAGTTTAATCGGGGGTAATTTCTTAATTTGAAATTTTGACATTTTTACCTCATTATATATATCTTAAAGTTAATTGCTAGAGCTATTTGCTGTTTCTAGACTGTGCAGCATATCAGAAATCACGTTTTGAAATTGTGCCGAAGACGCTACATTTCGAATCTTGTCATCAGACAATCTTAGGTCCCATTCTTCGTCGAAAGCTTCGACGAACTTCGTCATAACTCTAAGAACATAGTTTCTTGCCGAAGAATGATTCATTACGAATCCGATCTCTGACATGATATCTGCAATTTCTCGGTAATTAATTCCGTCATCATCGAGAACCGTAGCATACTCTTTGTTGTTATTCTTTTTCATGGTTTACGCTGCAACGAATATTTTCTGTGTTGAAGATCCAGTAATCTGTGATTTAATAGGCTGTGAATATCTTGTTCTTGAATTTGATGAGTATCATCTTGTTGCTGACGATAAAGTTTCACTAATTTTCTTAAGTAAAAAAGCGTCATTATCGACAAAAAGATATTCGTACCCATCAATGTGATAAGAATCATGTTAGACCATTACCTAAAGCAATTGCTGCAGCCTCTGCGTCTGTTACTTCATATTCGCTAGAATCCACATCTTCGTAGAGCCCAAATCTCAGGCGCAGAATCGCTGCTTCCTTTGTAGAAAGTCCTGTCAAAACTTTCTTGACAACGCCCATCATTTCTTTTTTTGACAAACACTCGAATGGATCATTGGCATGGTTCGTATCCTCGATTTTGTCTTCAAGAGTTGAATTACTATCGTCGCCAATTTGTTGTTGCAAAGATACGATATTCTTGCCAGACTGCATCGTCGCCTTAACGACAGTTTCTGACACGTCGATCATTTCAGAAAGTTCTTCCGAAGTAGGACCGTATCCCATCATTTCTTTAAATGAATCTGACGCTTCGATTAACTTCTTTTGCGCAGATGCAGCATGCGCTGGGAGTCGAATGATCTTCTTACGTTTCAGGACATACTGACTAATAGCTTGCTTAATCCACCACGTCGCGTAAGTCGAAAAACGAAAACCCTTCTTCCAGTCAAATTTATCAATCGCCTTTAGTAAACCAAGATTACCTTCTTGAATAAGATCCTCCAAAGGAATATTGTGTCCCTTGTGTTTCTTTGCGATATAAACGACAAGTCTCAAATTGGACTCGGTCAATTTTTGACGAGCACGAGTCGCGTCCTTTCCACCCTTTTCATAAGTTTGAAAAAGTTGAACTAGTTCATCATGTTCTAGTTGTGGATAGGTCTGCAACGATCCCAAATAATTCGAAATCGTATTTTGCTTTGATGTATTGTTTAGCATCTCAATTCGACTCGCTGGTTTCAGTAGTCTCATTCGACTCAGCAAGAATTACATCAACCTCAGCCTGAGGTACAAACTTCTTCATATACTCTGCATGCAGTTCAGAACGAGTTTGACGCAGCTGCTGCTCGCGGCGAAGATATGCAACTTCGACTTCCCAAAGATGCGCATCCTTGTTCATGGAAAGAAGGCGATTCCTTTCGTTTTCAAGGCGCTGAGAGCGATCATGGATCGCCTCGTCCGTCATATAACCGATGTCGTCCATGTTATAAACATCGGGGGTTTCATTGATGAAATTCTTGCTAGGCTTGTTCTTCTTAGACATGTTGTTTTTCCTTTTATTAACTTAGTATCAGTGGACTTCGTTGTACATGGAGCACATGACGTATTCAAGTGCTTCGCTAAGATCTTTTAAGAAAGAAACAGAATCAAAAAACTCTAGTTGCGTAATTTCATTACCATTAAAAAGCTTAAATCGTCCGTGACTTGAAATATAAACCCGCAAATCATCTTTAGTATAAACAGGCTTCCAAACTTCTCGCCTTTCGGTAAGTGAAACTACGTTTGACATATTTTTATCTTATCTCTTTATAAACTGACATTGCATCAATCGATTAACTGAATTGTTCCCCATTCATCTTTTGCGATTGTATAAACGACTTTTCGAACACCTGCAGCGCGCATTCTTCCTTGACAACCAGTACATGGTCGTGACAAGGTCCATTCGCCAGTAGATCGCAAGACTCTTGCAACCCAAACGATAGAATCAGGAGTAAGTTTTCTTACTACACGCGCTTCCGCATGATGCGTAGGAACTACGTTCGCGGCAGCAATATTTTTCGCAGTTACGATAACGCCATCTTTTCTAAGGCCAACAGCGCCGAGACAGAAAGAACGATTGTCATATCGTTCGGGTTTATCTCGGGCAACTTCTGCTGCCATGGCCAACATCCTCTTGTCAATCGACATATAGTAATAAGACTTTATCGCAACAAGATGAAACATTGCATCCTAATTATTTCAGGAGAATTATTATGAGTATCAACGATGAAATGAAAACTTCACAAATAGGTTTAGAATTAATCACCAAGTGGGAAGGACTAAAATTAAATCGCTATACTTGTATAGCTGGTAAACCAACGATTGGTGTCGGACATGTAATTCTTCCTGGAGAAAATTATCAAACAATTACCCGCGAACAAGCGATGGACATTCTTGCAAAAGATGTAGAAAGATTCGAAAAAGCTGTCAAAAAACACATAACGGTAAAATTAAATCAAAACCAATTCGACGCATTAGTTTCTTTTATTTTTAACACAGGCGAAGGCGGCATTATTAACACGGGCGTTCAAAAGGCGGTAAATTCTGGCAATTTTGAAATCGTTCCTGAAAAACTTCTAGAATGGAGCAAAGCAAGAATAAATGGCGTTTTGCAGACAAATAAAGGATTATATAATCGTCGTTTGTCAGAGGGCCAATTGTTTTCAAAACCTGTTCAAGGTACGACAATTCCCGAAATAAAAATGATGACATGGACGAAAACTTCGTTGATGAAAGCCCAAGAATCATTAGCAAAATTGAAACTATATACGCTTAAAATTGATGGCCTTTGGGGCCCAGGTACCCAGGCTGCTTTATTAGCTTTTGCAAATCACAGAGGATTTTCAATTGGTAACGATCCCAAAAAAGAAATTCCACTCGAAGTTTACGAGGCTTTAACTTCATGAATTTTTTCTTTTTTTCTTTAATTACAATATTGATAATTCAACCGATAAACGCAATAAAAGAAGCTTACTTTTTTGCAAAAACTCATGTGCAATTAAATTCAATTGCAAAAAATAAAAAAATATTGCTTTTGGGTGATTCGCTCGCCGAAGGTATGACTTCTACTTTTCATAAATTAGCAAAACAATATGGGTATATTTCAATATCAAATTGCTTGAGGGGTTCGGGTGTGCAATATTGGTCACCCAAAATCGAAAAAATTATAACGCTAAATAAACCAGATTTGCTAGTTGTTTCATTGGGTACAAACGACTCTGGAATTGCTTCACCAGAGACTCAAAGAAAACACATAAAAAATATAAAAAATGTTGCTATAAAACACAACGTTCGTATTTTATGGATTTTACCCCAAGCCCTACCTTCACGCTTTAAAAGTCAAAACGAAATTAAGCAAATAATCATTGATGAATTAGGCGATAACGTTTTTTACACAAAAAACGAAATTGAAAAAACGAACGACAAAATTCATCCAACACACAAAGGATACGAAATATGGATGAATTTAATTTGGCAACGATTAATTGAAAAAGGAATTTTAAATAAAACTTAATCTTTTTTCGAAGAGTATAGATCTTTATACCACCCGCCACCCTTCAGCGAAAAACTTGTACATGATGAAATTAATCGATTATGACAAAAGGTTTTGCAATAAGGACACTCGGCGCCTTTTTCATCTTTAATAGATTGTCGAATTTCGAAAGAACCGCTACAGACTAAACAACCATATTCATAAGTTGGCATTCTAATTCTCCATCAAACAACTGGAACAACACTCGTGATTATAGTTGGAAATATTACGATTTGTCCTTTTTGCTCAGGAACGCCTGGCTGTCGCGTGATTTTTAAAGGTCCTTGATGACTTACCAAAGCAGAAAGAATAGGATCAACCAGCAATTCAGAAAATCGTTTTTCAACGCCATCCACCCAGCAAGTCTGAGACACCAATTGACATATTTGCGAATAATCTGAATGTAGCGCATCATGCGCTGTAGCATTGGGTTGAATGACCTTTACAGGTTTCGTATTGAAACTA